GCTGTGTTGGCGAGGATGTCCATAGAAAGGTGGCTGTCGATGAGGTCAGCGATTAGCTGACGGCGGATGTGCTTATCCATGAGTTTGGGGTTTTGAAGTTTGAACGTTTCCAAGAGTGTCTTAGTATATCTACTCTCTTCACTACGTTCAGAGAGAGTAGATATACAAGACCTCTAAGGGGTTAGCCGTTGACGAAGAAGTCCACCGCGTCCCACACCACGTAGGCCGCGCAGGGCACAAGTGCCAGTGCACACAAGAACACGGGGACCGATTCGAAGTAGTCGTAGAAATTCATTTTCAATGAATTAGAGTTGAACAACTAAACCAAAGGTTTAGACTTGGAAAGGTACTTCGTCCAATCCAACTTCGTTGGAGGGAGAGGCCAGAGTCGTAGACTCCATGTGCACAGCGAGCACTGCGGTCAGAGCCTCGATTTTAGCTTCCAAAGAAGCTACCTTGTCGTTGACCTCTGCCTCAGCTTTCAGCTGAGCTTTCTTGGCTGCTCTTTGAGCAGCACCAGTGGCCTCGGAGACAGCTTTAGCTGACTCCTTTGCAGCTTCTACCGAAGCTGTCTTAGCCTTCTTTGAAGGCTTGATTGGACCAACTTCGTTGGTCTTGAGAGCCGCTTTGTCTTGGCGGTCTGCCACCTTCTGAGAAGGTGTTCTCTTCGTCGTCTTACGACGACGCTTTTTGGTCTTGGAAGCCTTCGGCTTGTCTTTCACCTCCTCCAAGGAGGTGACCATCTCCAAAGCTTCTTTCAGAAGCTTGATGGCCAGAGCTTTACGCTCTGCAGTGGGACGGAAAGTGGCTTGGTTCACTGCCTTACGGCAGTCGCTGAAATTGAAGTTTTTCATCGTAGATGAAGTTTGAAGTTTGAACTTCCCAAAGGGCCGACTCTCAAAGCCCCTTAGGAGGGAATAGAAAGAAGAGAGAGTCATAGACTCCTCTCTCTCTTCTTCCTATCCCTCTATTTTTCCGACTCGTCATTCCTCTACGAAGTAGAGTAATGGTTGAAGCCGAATCTCGGTAGTCGCAGGAAGCCAACAAGTTGGCTACGCAGGCTACGGCCTGGGCACACAGCTCCGCCAAGGGATTTTGCTGTTGAAATTAGTATTGCTAATAGCCATAGCTATTAGGATTGTCAATAGCAAACCGATGGTCAATGGCCAGTCACATTGGAGTAAGACTCCAAGCCGTTGCTTCGAAGGGTGTGATTGTCAGCGCATTATGCACAGGACAAGGCGCTACTTCGCCGAAATCGTTGCTTCTTAAAGCTTTGCTTTAAGGGTTCAGGTCTAAAGACCTGTCGGTGAGGCAGTTAGGACAAAATGCTCCTCAGACCCGAAGGGTCTGTCGAGGGGAGGGGGGTCAGAAAACTCGTTTTCTGTCGGTGGAGGTCTCTCACACGTAGACATATAATCCCCACCATAAACATTACTCCCAAAAATTATTGCGATCCATGCGGATTTCGCCAAGAATCCGCTAACAAGCTGTGGATCAAGCTGTTATTCGGTGCTATTAAATCAAAACTTTAGGGTTGACTTTTAAAAATTCCTGTTATAACTTTGCGATCGTGAGAATGAAGCAATCGTTAGTGGGATGCTTGAGGGCATCCACACTGATTCGGTTCTCATATTGCTGTTCAATACGGGTTAGCTGTGTTTTAAGGCGGGCGAGCGGGGGCTATGTGGACTGACTACGTTTACTTAGTGTATATTTGCGACAAACAAGCTAATCGATGGCAACACTAACAGTCACAGTTAAGGAAGACGTCCTGATAAACGGTGTTCACCGTGGATCTGAGAACGTTACAGATATAGATAACATCTCAGAGACGTACTCCAGGGTTTTGGACCTGGGTACGTCTGCCGACACAGAGCTTATAAAGTTTGGTTCGGCTGATGGGGCAGGAACAATCGACCGATCTAAGCTAAAGTACCTGAGGTTCACCAACCTCAGTACGACAACTGCTAACAAGATCACCCTCTCCATAGAGGATACCGATTCAGAACAGTACATTGTAAGCCTCGAGGCTGGACAGTCCTACGTTCTCAGGAACACAGACTTCGATGCCAACGACGCATCTACGTCTGTGGCCATCGGAGCCTCTTATTCTTTCGGCGGTGCCATCGATTTGGTGATGGCTAGAGCAGCTGCAGGGACCCCTCAGATAGAGGTATTCGCAGCTATGTCATAATTGCTATATTTGCGTCATGTACCACAAAAGAAACAGCATGTATATGGGTGGAACTCCCATGAACCCCATGATGAAAAGATCCATGGGAGCGGGAGCTCGCGTAGACTATGGTATAGGCGGGGCACTCCTTAAACTCGGCTCTAATCTCGCTTCAGGTAAAGGGTTTGGATCAGGCGCCCTCAAGGGTGTTGGAAAGGCAGCGATAACCCCAGGATCTGGCATCGGAGCTGGAGCCAGTCTCGCTGGTAACCTTCTTCAGAAGTCTAAGAACCCTGCCCTCCAGAAAATCGGAAAGGCCGCAAATGTGGCATCTAACTTTATGCCAGGCGGCGGCGGCCTCGGAGGAGCTGTCGGCGCTCTCGCTGGCGGTGGAGCAGGCGGTCAGGGCGGAGGCGGAGGCTTCTTGCAGAATGCTGCTGGTATGCTCGGTGGAGGTCAAGGAGGTGGAGGCGGTTTTCTTCAGAACCTGGCTGGTAATGCTGGACAGGGCGGAGGAGGCGGACTGCTTAATATAGCTCAAGGCCTCCTGGGTGCCGAGCAGGGCGTAATGGTTCCAAGACGTATGCAGGGTGTTAAGCTTATGAAGCGCCCCATGGCTGAAGGCGGTATGGTGTACGGAGATGGCGGCATGATCTATGCCGACAACGGCGTAGTAACACCTAAAAAAAAAGAGGATGCGGATGTTGAACCGCTACCCCTCTTCGTAGGAGATCCTGAATCCGTAAATGAGTCTAGAGGCGCACTTCGTCTTGATGACTTTGGAGGGTTTACAACGGCTGTAGATGCAACTGCTGCACCTATGGTTATTATGCCGCCAGATCTGGGACCACCAATCGAGGTAAAAGAAAAAGAGGAAGAGGAGGAAGAGAAGAAGGATCCAATAAAGGGCTGCATGGACCCTAGTGCAGAGAATTACAACCCAGCGGCCACGGAGGACGACGGTTCATGCACCTACCCTCCCAAGCCTATTGACACTCCCACTCCCGATCCTGTTGAGTACAAGCCTGCAGATGTGCCAAATGTAGGTGTGGAGCAGAGTCTTCTTAGGGACATAAGTCGACAGGGTTACAGCAACCCTGGAACCCCATTCTATAGGCCAGCAAAGTTTAAGGGCATTAGGACCATAATGAACGCTCCCAGTGGGGGAGGGACGCAAGATCTTTTGGTCAGGGACCAATCCATAGAAGATCTTCCAGACGACATCAAGAACGATCCAGTGTTTAAAGGGCTTGTTGATACTGTCAATGCAGCTGGAAGAAGATCAGACGCTCAATCCTTTAGACGGCAGGTGACGAACTACCCCACCCCAACAAGTGGTCTTTATGGTGACGAAGAGGGTCAAGCGGCAAAGAAAGCCATAGAGGACATAATGACAGGAAAGATTTCTCTTCAAGAATATAAGGAAAGCCAAGGAATAGAGGGTGAATCAACGGGTGCCGCCACAGAAAGATACAACCCTGGAACCATTAATATGCTTCTGGACTATTTTGCAGGTGAGGGTGCAAATAGCTTTGACGGTAGACGGTCCAGAAACGAAACGGGTCGCGGAGCCTCTCGTAGACTTCAGTACTTCCCTGGTGAGGATGGGGAATCTTTTGATAACTTGACACGAGGCGGCGTACAAGGAATCGGGGTTCTTGGGATGCAACCAAGTAACTATCCAGATTTAATGTTTGATCGTCAGTCTTATGGAGGCGGTGTGCCTAGAGTTAAACTCAGAAAGAGAGGTATGTAACCTTCTTTTTTGGAACAAAAAAAAGGGGCTCACGCCCCTTTTTCTTTTTATATACATTGATCAGTCACGCTCCCAAGGCATTGGGGAGTTGAGGTGGTTGATTAGGATCATCGTATCCAAGCTCTGAGCGGCATTCATACGATCCACCATTCTGTTGTTCTTGCGCTGAGGGGTATCCATGAAAAGGAATCCGACGAGGCAAAGGGCGGCTGCTGAAACTGTGAACTTCATCTGTGTAGGTATTAAAGGGTTATATTAGATTTCGTAACTTTGAGCTGTTTGCTGATCTCATGATATGGAGATATTTTGATTTCCGCAAAATCTAATCTGTTAAAATCATTAAAATCAATTTTCACTACAAGCAAAAAGTGCAGGGAATACGCTAGATATGCCTAGATTGATTAAAAAAAATAAACTCGACAGACAAAGAGCTAGAGGCGTTATTCGTGAGGACTACGCTATGAACTATGACGGCCTTACCGATGAGGAGGGCAACCCAATAGAGGACAAGAGAATAAGCCTGTATAGAGATACAAGGTCAGAGCCAGGTCTGCTAAAGAAGCTTGTTAACGCCCTAGGCATAAGCACCCTCAAGAGCAAGACAATGATCCCTGCTGGAGAGTACAAGGACGATGGGGTTGGACCACAGCAATCTTTTAAGATAGCTAGAAGAGAAGGGGAAAGTCTTGATGATTACTCTAGAAGGGTGAACGAGGATTACGTGCCTGACTTCATGGGGGAGTACGATGTTAAGGAAGGAAGAACCATTTATGGAGCCCCTAAAACGAAACTTAAAAACGAAAGGACTGGGGACAAGATTGTTATAAAAGAATCCAAGGATGGTGACAGTGTACTTAAGATAAGTAGAAACGCTGCAAAAAAAGCTAGAGCTCAGGAGCAGGTAGATCTACTCAGAAATAAGTACTCCAATCCTCGCTTCCTGTGACGGCGTAATGAAAGAATCTGCCCTCAACAAAGAAGATGAATTTATCAAAAAACCTATCCCTGGCGGAGTGTCTTAGAAGCAACACGGCAAAGCGTCTTGGAATAAAAAACGAACCACACGATGACTGGGTTGTCGAAAATCTCAAAGCGATTGCAGAACACGTATTTCAACCTCTTAGGGACGGTATCGGAGTTCCTATATACGTGTCGTCAGGCTATCGTTCGCCTGAGCTCAACAATGCTATCAAAGGCTCGTCCCGTAGTCAGCACATGGAGGGACGCGCACTCGACCTCGACGCGGATGTTTTCGGAGGCACATCGAACTGTGACGTCTTCCACTACATTAAAAACAATCTGGAGTTTGATCAGCTTATTTGGGAGTTTGGTGATGAAGGCAGCCCTGATTGGGTTCACGTCAGTTTTGTTTACGGCGGAGATAATCGCAAGAGGTGCCTTCGCGCTTGCAGGGATGATAATGGACAGGTTTACTACGAAGCAATAATAGACTGATGATGAATATAGGTCTAGGTACAAAGCTAGGTGTTACTGGGGGAGGCTCGTACGGCATAGGCGGTAGGGAGGCTTCTTACTCTAATGACTACCATTTAGCTGTAGACGGCACGGAGTACGTTGAGCTATTGTCAAGCTCTGAAACAAGTTCTGTTTTTTCGGACTCATTTAGCTATCAAATATGGCTCTACGACGGTAGTTTCTCTACATGTTTCCCGATGGGAATTGTCACCTCTGGAGCCCCCAATTATGAGGTGTCACTAAGGCTTCTAACGTTTGGTCCAAAGTACATTCAAGTCGCGACTAAGTTTGACAGCTCTGGCGCAACAGGTCTTGCTGGTCCTATCACATGGAACAGTAGTTCTTGGAATCATCTAGTTGTCACGGTAGAGAAGGGAGCCAGCGCTTCGGATACCGCTACGGTAAAGCTCTACCTTAATGGAAGCCTGATAGAAACCAACACCAACGGACCAACAAAATCCACTCAAGAAGCTTTTTCTGCCGCAAGCGGGCATGAGTTAGCTATCGGTGCAAGGTCAAATACAAACGGAACTATAGACGGGCACTTTTCTGGAAAGATGGACGAGTTTGCTATTTGGAGCACAGCCTTAGACGCAGACGCCGTAACAGCCATATACAACAGTGGGTCCTCTATAGATCTTTCCGAAGATAGCGGGAACTACGACAACTCCTCTAACCTTCAGCATTGGTATAGGTTTGAAAACGACTACACCGATGAAACTGGAAACGGCACCACGGGAACAGCCCAGGGGACACCAGATTTCGTCGATAACACTAATCCACCAGGTTCACCATGATTAAGTACGTAGTTGTAAACAAGTCGGATCTCGACGACCCAAACTCCTCAATAGACTTTTCTAAGCTGTCTTACTCGGACAGTTCAAAGCTGAGGTATAGTCTAGACGGAACCAAGGCGGTGATTCAGTATGAAACGCCCGTTCCCTCTTTCTTTTCAGGAATGACGACATACACTCTGTCTCAGATACAAGAGGTGCTGGATGGCTCCGAGTGGACCGAGGTCATAACAGAAGACGATATTCTTTAATCCTCTAGCTCCCTGTAGAATCTCTGCACCAGGAGCCTAGCCTTCTGAGTCAACCCGTATCTAACCCTGTAGTTGTACTTCGTCTCATCTCGGAATAGATGATCCTCGTATGTGTCTGAAGGGGTGAGCTTGTCAAAGTGCTTATATAGATAGCCCGCCCTCTGCATGGGGTAGATGATTCGGTTGGACAGGTTTGTCTTGTTCATCTCCAGATCCTGAGCTGCGTAGTCTATCGTAAAGAACTGTAGGTCATACCCCCACAAAAGAAACTCTAGATCCGAGAAGGAGATCTCCCACTGAGACGTAACCTTCTGGCGCATTTGCTTGAGCCTCTTGAGATTGTTCCTCTTGATATACTTCTTATCTTGTCGACTAAAGTCGCGGAACATCCGCTTCTTGGGGACTTTGCTTTTTGGCATAAACTAATAGCTATGATGGATGATGATTTCTTGATGGAGGTTCATAGGTTGGCAATCGAACTCGAGCTCTTGATTGACAAGTACGAGATGCGAGACAAGGTTCTTTCCATGATGGTCGTGGGTGTCCTCGAAGCCATGGAGGAGGAAGATGATAAGTCCCGCATGAAGGCAATATACTCCCACAACATGCACGACGAACTAGAGCTCCAGACTCTGATCGACTTCGCTACGGAGACGTGGAGAGAAAACAAAGATATAGACCGAGGCCTCGACTTCGACGATCTGTTTGACGGATTGGGCATATCTTTGAACTAAAATTTAGTATGGGCCTTATTAGAAAGATAATCATTGGGAGAGATCCCAAGGATGCCATGGCGTATTTTGTGGGGATGAGAGCGGGTGGCGGTGAGGTTAGTGCCATTGTCATGGACGAAGAACACCTAATTAGATACAGTCGTAAGAGATATCTCGTATATTTACAGCAGGACGGTAGCCAGGTGCTATGGAAATCTGTAGACGAGATGCCGTGCATAATTGAATACGACTGTAATTTCTAATGACGTTCGAGAACCTATACACAGGCGGAGGGGAGTTCAATCTCCCCAGCGGGCAGCCGTACGTAGGACCATATCATGTACACGTTTCTCGTGGAGCTATGGTCGGGGGTGTTCATACACCTAGACCTCATGACATCCTTGTCCCAGCCAACAGCGCAGCTGCAGAAAGAGTAAAGAGCCTTCAGAATCACCTGAGGGCAGAGGCTGCTGCCGAAAGAAAAAGAAACGCTGCAAACGGATCTAACCCAGCTTCCTCTCAGACCCCACCCCCTTCTCAGTCTTCATCAGCCCCATCAGGAGGCGGAGGCGGAGGAGGATATTAAATTAAATATGAAGACATTGGAACTGTTTGTCGTTGAGCTGGAAAAGCAGCTCAAGGACACTATTAAGACGGACAGCGGTTTCGAGCTCTATATAGACTCTAAGTTCAAGGACTTCGAGCACAGAGTTACCGAGGGCCCTGTAGTGTGTTCACCTTTGCGCTACGACACTGGCGTCAAAGAGGGAGACACCTTGTACTTCCATCACCTTGTGGTTCTTAATGAGGGTCAAGTTCTCACAGGCGTAGACAAACACTTCCTCGTCAGGTACGATCCAGAGCACACGGTAAACAACCAGGCTATTGCCTACAAGTGCAAGGACACAGGTGAGATTAGACCCTTGGGTGGTTGGTCGCTTTTAGAGCACGTAGAGGAGGTAGACCCAGGAGAGCAGAGCGATCTTATCGAGGTCGTCAAGCTAGAGGAGTCTAAGGTTACCAAAGCGAGGGTCGCTTTCACCGCCCCATGGATAGAGGACCTGGGGCTCAAGATCGGAGACATTGTAGGCATCAAAAAGGATATGGACTACAAGATCTTTATCGACGACAAGCCTTACTACAGAACACGATCAGAAGACCTTCTCTATGTCGAAGAAGAAGTTCACGACCATTGAAGCTGCTGAGCGACTCATGAGGTCGATGGAGGTAGCCATCAACAACATGATCGACGAAGTCAAGAAACCTGTTGATCCTGAGATCAACGGGAGCGCACGCAAGGCCGAGCTTACTGCCATCAAGCAGACGGCTACGGACTGCAAAGAGCTGCTGGTAGAGCGCCAGCGTCTAGAGCAAATGATAAAAGATTTACAGACAAATGGAGGGATCGAAGAAGCCAAAGACTACAGCGGAGGTTTTGCTGAAAGATTCTCTAAATGATTGGAAAAAAATAGTATGGCAATACAATAGAACAGACTTTAAGTTCTGGGAGGAATCCTGGAACGATGAATTTGAAGACTAGGTTGGTAATCGCCAGACGGCCCGCTACGAGTAATGGGCAATCAAACTGGGGCGTAGTTCAGTTGGTTAGAGCGTCTGTCTTATACACAGGAAGTCGCGGGTTCAAGTCCCGCCGCCCCAACCATGCGCTCGTAGCTCAGTTGGATAGAGCATCTGCCTTCTAAGCAGACGGTCACAGGTTCGAATCCTGTCGGGCGTACAAAATTTAATACAATGGCTAAAGCTCAGGTAAGTACATACAAGTCAAAGACGGTTCGCAGAAAAGGCGTCCATGCTAAAACAAAGCAGTCTAAGAACAAGCAATCTAAAAACTACAAGAAGCGATATGCTTCCCAAGGTCGATAATTATGGCAGAATACATTTGTAAGTGCGAAGAAAAGCACGAAGAAGAAAAGAGTGGCGTCTCTATCAAGTTCGGTAAAGACGGTGCCTATCACGACATCAAGTGTCCGTGCGGCAAGTATATGGAAGTTAAAAACCCTAAGTCAGGCGTGGCCTCCTTCAAGAGGAACCGACTCGGCCAGGTTTTCTAATGTCTGTCCTCGTAGACATAGAGGAATATGATGTCCCTGCTATCTCAATTTGTCCCAAGGGTTCGAAAGGCGAGTGTATTGAACGTGGTGACCTACTCATTATGCTTCCCGCTCAGCCTCCCGAAAAAGAAATTGCGGGATATGGAAAGCCAGATAACCTGCAGGTGTGGGAAAGGATTCCTATGCCTGCAGAATTGTCTCGTATTAAAAGTATGGATGAGTGGGGGGAGATGCCCAGAGAGTTTCGGCAGAAGTTTTCTCCGTATATCGAAGAGGAGTTTCGCCGTAGGCGTGAGGGTTTTTGGTTTTTTAATGCAGGTAGGCCTACGTATATAACAGGCAGGCACTACATGATGTTGCAGTGGACGAAGATCGATATAGGATATCCTTCGTATCTTGAGTTTCAGCGCGACATCTTTCTGCACATGGCAGCGTGTGAGGCGGACCCCCGATGCTTGGGGCAGCTGTACACTAAGTGTCGGCGGAGCGGATACACAAATATCTGCTCTGCCGTACTGCTAGACGAGGCAACTCAGGTAAAAGACAAGCTTATGGGCATCCAGTCCAAGACTGGTAAGGACGCCCAGGAGAACATATTTATGAAGAAGGTTGTGCAGATGTTTAGGCATTACCCCTTCTTCTTTAAACCCATACAAGATGGTACCACAAACCCACGCATGGAGCTGGCTTTTCGCGAGCCGAGTAAGAGAATCACGAAGAACAATAAGACTTCGCAGAAGGGCGAGGCTCTTAATACGGTAATCAACTGGAAGAATACCACGAACAACGCATACGACGGTGAGAAGCTACATCTTCTATATCTCGACGAGGCGGGTAAGTGGGAGAAGCCTACGGACATAAGAGACGCATGGAGGATTCAGAGAACATGTCTCATCGTCGGTAGGAGGGTTGTGGGGAAGGCTATGGTCGGCTCCACAGTAAATCCTATGGACAAGGGCGGAAAGGAATATAAGGCCCTGTGGAACGACTCCGACCCTATGGATCGGAACGCTAACGGAAGAACCAAGAGTGGCCTGTACAGGCTTTTTATACCAGCATACGAATCACTAGAAGGCTTTTTTGATGTTCATGGAAAACCAATCATTAACGATCCTGGCAGTCCTGTGGACGGTCTTGACGGCGATAGCATTGTTCAAGGGGCGAAAACGTACCTGAAGAACGAGAGGGACAGCATGAAGGAGAACCCCTCCGAGCTGAACGAGATAACTAGACAGTTTCCGTTCAGCACAGACGAGGCCTTCAGAGACAGCATCGACGGCAGTCTTTTCAATATCGGGAAGATCTACCAGCAGATACAGTATAACGACGAGCTGTACCCCAACCCCGTAGTCAAAGGAAACTTCATTTGGAAGGAGAAAGACAAAGAGGTTGTATTCTCTCCAGACCCCAACGGTAGGTTCCGTGTGGCCTGGATGCCACCCACGGAACAGAGAAACGTAATCAAGAGGGATAGGAACAAACTTGTCGCTCCGTTTGCAGACAGAGGGTGTGGGGGAGTTGACTCCTACGATCTAGACTCGACTGTAGACGGTAGGGGGTCTAAGGGGGCTCTGCACCTGTTTAACAAGTTCCACATGGAGAATCCATCGAACATGTTCGTCGTGGAGTATGCGTCCCGCCCAGACCTTGCCAAGATCTTCTACGAAGATGTTCTTATGGCCGCGTTCTTTTACGGGTATCCACTCCTCGTGGAGAACAATAAGTATGGTATCGTAAGATACTTTGAGTCAAGGGGTTACGACGGATACCTAATGGATAGGCCAGCACACCTAAGAACCCCAAACTCTAGGGTGAACGTAAAGACAAAGGGTATCCCCTCTAACTCCCAGGACGTGATACAGTCTCACGCCCAATCTATCGAGGCCTATATCCACGATCATGTAGGCGAGAACTACGATACAGGCGACTACGGGAAGATGTATTTTAATCGTACATTGGAGGACTGGATCGGCTTCAAAATCAACGACCGAACCAAGTACGACTTAACAATCAGTTCTGGCTTAGCTTTGCTTGCAGCGCAGAAGGTGAAACAGAAGCCGAAGTCAGATCTTGCAGAGAAGGTGTTCTTCCGCAGATATAAGACGATCGGATGATTTATTATATTTGCAAAAATGTACAGTACTGGCAACATCAACAAGAAGGGAAGCTTTCCAGATCCCTTGGCCCCTCGTGCCGAAAAGTCTTCGCAAGAGTACGGCCTTCAGTACGCAAAAGCCATATACTCTCAGTGGGGTAAGCAGACGGACTCTACGTCTCTGCTGAGCAAGAGGAACAAAGTCTTTGACAGAAACAGAGACTACGCGAACGGCAATCAGGACACCTCTATATACAAGCAGCTTCTTAACTCACTGTCCCCCAATAAGGGAGACGGGAGTTTGCTGAACCTTGATTTCACCCCAGTCCCCATCCTCCCGAAGTTTGTTAGGGTGGTGGCCAACAAGATCCTATCTCGCAACCCGTACCCCAACCTGGAGTCGGTTGACCCTTTGTCTTCATCTGAGAAGAACAAGAAGAAGGACAAGATCAGGGTTCAGGTAGAGAACAAGCAGGCTCTTCGTCAGCTCAAGGAGACTACGGGCATGGTCCTCGATCTAGACCCAGACGAGATTCCCGACTCTTTGGAGGAGGCGGAAATCTTCTTGGACACAAACATTAAGACTGATGCAGAGGTGGCTGCTCAGATCGCCACCAACATGACTCTTGAGTGGTCCAACTTCAACGACACAACTTACAGGAGGTGTGTCAACGACATCGTGACTCTCGGCATGGCTGTGACGAAAAGAAACAACGACCCCTCTCACGGTATCAGCGTCGAGTATGTGGACCCTATCGATTTTGTACACAGCTATACAGAGGACCCTCACTTCGGTGATTTGGTGTACGCTGGCCACGTAGAACGCATCTCTATTGGAGAGCTCAAGCGCCGTATGGCTGGAGAGAAGGGAGAAGAGTTTTTTAAAGAGATAGCTCAGAAGGTTAAGACCAACTCTGGCAACGACGCCGCCGACTTCAACAAAACGAGATACGACGAGCGCATGCAGCGCACGGAGTACGGGTACGACAACTACATGGTAGACGTCCTGTCCTTCGAGTTCATCTCTGTGGACTGCATATACTTCGAGGAGAAGGAGAACAAGTTCGGAAACTCGAACTTCTACATGAAGGGTTACGAGTACAAGGAGCGTAAAAACTCTGTGTTCGAAAGAACCCCTCACAAGATGGAGGTGGCTTCTGTGTACGGGGGCAAGTTTATCATCGGCACAGACTGCGTGTTCGACTACGGCCCTGCTATGAATGTTCCTAAGAACATCCACGACATCAGCAAGGCTCGCATGTCATACTCCGTGGCTGCCACCAACCTCCGCCGCATGATCCCCAAGTCTATGGTGGAGAGCTGCACTGGCTTTGCGGACATGCTTCAGCTCACGCACCTGAAGATCCAGCAAGCTGTGGCTAAGGCCAAGCCCGACGGATTGATCATCGATATCGAAGGATTGGAGAATGTCCAGCTCGGCAAGGGTGGAGAGCTTCAGCCTCTAGAGCTGCACGACATTTACGAGCAGACTGGTGTCTTCTACTACAGGAGCAAGACGCCAGAAGGGGCACCATCGGCACCACCGATTCAGCAGATACCGAACTCCATTCGGAACATCAACGAGATGATTGCTCTGTACAATCATTACATGCAGTTGATTCGCGACACAACGGGAATCAACGAGCAGATGGACGGTACCACTCCGAAGGGGGACGCCTTGGTAGGCGTGCAGCAGATCGCCATCCACCAGGGGAACAACGCTATACATGATATCACAAACGCCTCTCTGTCTTTGTACAAGAGAGTGTGCCAGGATGTTGTTAAGTGCTTGCAGATCATACCAGAAGACTCCACTCTGTTCAACATCTACGCTAACGCGATAGGTGATTCGAACATGGGGGTCCTCACCTCGTTCCGAGATCTACCTATGTACAACTTTGGCGTAATGGTCGTCAGGGACATGGAGGACAAGGACAAGGAGTACCTTGAGCAGAATATCCAGATGGCTATTCAGCAGGGTCAGATCGACCTGGAGGATGCGATTGCTGTTCGAAACATGAAGGATATAAATCAGGCAGAGCGTCTGTTGATGCTGCGCAGAAAGAAGCGTATGCAGATGCAGCAGGAGCAGGCTGCCCAGAACTCTCAGGTTCAGGGGCAGCAGGCTCAGCAGGCTGCAGAGGCGGCAGCCCAAGGAGAGCAGCAGAAGATACAGGCCGAAGCTCAGGCGAAGCAGCAGGAGATGCAGATGAAACATCAGTTCGAGATGCAGCTTGAGCAGGCTAAGCACGAGATGAGAAAGGAGATCGAGATGATTAAGGCCCAGGCCACTCTCGGATTCCGCGAAGACGACCAGAACTTCAAGGAGAAGATCGAGGTCATGAAAGAACAAAACAAAGACCAGCGACAAGAAAAGCAGATCGAAGCGCAGGTCGTTGAACAACAAGAACAGGAGTAATGGCTACAGCTAATCTAGACATATCGGAAAAGCTAGACATCATTGTCAAGCGCGGTGACAGCATGAACATTACTCTCAAGTTTACCGAGAGCAACGGGTCGGCTACAGATCTATCTTCTTACACCTTCGCTATGTCTGTAAAGGACAAGCGGGTGCAGGGAGGTAGGTCTGCTGGCATCAACAACCCTGTCATATACGAGAAGACCATATTGTCTACAAACACGGCAGATCTCGATACGGGCTCTCAGATAACCACTGAGATCTTGAATCAGAGTCCCTTTAACGAGGTGACCTTCACGGTAGATGCCACCTCTATGGGGGGCGTGGATGCAGGGACCTATGTGTATGACATACAGTACACTAATGGTAGCGAGGTTAGAACCGTGCTCGAAGGATTGTTTATTGTTAACCCAGATGTCGCCTTCGCGACAGGACCTGCTATATAATGCCTATAGAAGTAGCAGCAACAACAGACAACAAGATTGACGTAACAGTCAACGGGAAGAACACCCTGGCCCTGACTACTCAGGCCACCACGGTGACCATCCCGTCTACGCCCATATACAAGGTTGAGGTTTCTTCCAAGGGGGCGCGTGGTCCTCAGGGGGCAGCAGGCGACGGGGCTGGTGGTCTGCTAGACCTCAATGATCTGCAGGACGTAAGCCTTAACTTCTCGGACCTCAACGAAGACGACCTTTTGGTATACAACGGGTCTAACTGGGTCAATCAAGATCTAGACTTCCTCAAGGATGTAGTCGAAGACGACTCCCCTCAGCTCGGGGCAGACCTAGACCTTCAGCAATACAAGCTGTTTACTTCTTTCCACGACGAGAACGACGGGAGTATCAGCTTCACCACGGAAGACATTCAGCTTACACCAAAGGCCACGGGGTTCGTAACCCTCGACGGTCGAATCAAACTTAAAAGATTTAGTTCGCCCCCCACTGCAACGGAGGGGGCGATATACGCCAACAACAACGACGAACTTTTTTACGGCGTATCTTCGTAACGAAAAATAACTACAATGGCAACTTGGAGAAAAATAGTAACAGAGAACTCTGACGGAGACGTCGTATTGACATCACAGAACTTCTCTCTTACGGGGGAGGTCACATCCGACACCGTAGCTTTTAACGGAACTGGTGCCGTTCAACTCACTACAACAGTAGGGAATGTCCTTCAGGTAAGTAACTTTGTTGATGCCGCTGTCGCTACTGGTACAGAGGTCAACTCTAACGCCGCAGACTTTAAGGACAAAGACAATGGGGGTGACAGTATATTGGCCACAACAGCCGCTGTCGTCGAGTACATTAACGATCAGAATTTTGGATCAGGTTCGGGTGACATCACAGGAGTCACTATAACGGCTGGAAACGGTCTTACTGGGACTGCGAACGCTGATTCTGGTGCTTTTTCTACGACACTCGACGTCGTTGGAGGAGACGGTATTACAGCGAATGCAGATGAGATAGAGGTTACCGTAGACGGGGTTACTATTCAACTTAACAATAATAACGGTAGTGGAGCTGTTAGCGCAGTTACTGCAGCGATATCTGACGGCGGAGCGGCACTCGCTACCGCAGACCAGATCCATACATTCGTCACTGATCAGACTGCTAACTTCATAACAGACATCTCCACCACCATACATCCAGTATCGCCTGTTCAGGTTTCTCTCGGAGACGGCACCGCTCTTGGTACCTCCGATGTTACGTTCACCAACGGAGACTTCTTAAACATAGGCGTAAGCGGGTTGAGCGGCTCTGATCTTTCTGATGGGTTCGTTACCATCGGAGACACCCAGGTTAACTTAGGCAACGCAGCTGGTTCCGTCACGGCATACGCTGGCATAACATCGATAGAGGGGGACTCCACTGGGTTTCAGGTTACGGAGCTTACTAATCTGAACTGCACGGCTGCCAATCAGACTATATACAGTGGCATTGGAGCGAACACCCTCACGATAGGTCATGGCAGTTCCACAACTGTAATCGCTGGAGACCTGACCGTCAATGGGACCACCACCACGATAAACACCTCGGAGGTTCTTGTCGAGGACAAGGTTATAACCCTCGCGAATGTTGCTACTCCAACAGTCACAACTGCAGACCAGTCTGGTATTGAAATCGAGGCAGGTGACGCTGCTGCCAAGTTCTCTACGTTTAAGTGGCATAAGGCCCAGGGCGGAGGAAACACGGATGGTGCAGGTACTGCCGATGGACTGACGGGATGGAAAGTTGCAAACTCTCAGACGTCCAACCAAGCGGAGTACGCTGTTGCCATTATGGACTTCGGTTCATCCGCTCCAACAACGCAAAACTCAGCTGGCATCGGATCTCTCTTTATGGACTCCTCAGGCGGCAACCTGTATGTAAGAACCGCGTAATAAATAACGAATGGCGTCTCAATTTCAATCTAAACAAAATAAAGAGCTTACAAAACAAGAGAGACAATACTTGCTTAAACTGATTTCCGACACTAAATTTGAGGGGAAAGAAGTCTACATCGTGTACAGTATTGTAGAGAAGCTCACAGAAAAAGAACCTCAAAAATCTAATTTATGAAAGTCGATATTCAAGAAGTTTACTTCATCAAGCAGGCCGTAGATGCAACCACCATCAAGGCCACTGACGCAGGTATGGTCCACTCTCTTCAGGTCAAGATCGACAAAGAGTTCGAGCGCCTCCGTAAAATCGAAGAGAAGAAAGAAGCCGCGCAGTAATGGCTACGTGGAAAAAGGTTCTTTTCGAGGGCGAGGGCGGTGCGGGGGACCACCTCTTTAATGCCAACCTGACTATGCCAGGAGGGGTCACTCGAAGCCACACGATCTCTAGCGGCTCGACTTTTGATATTAACGGTCCCGTTGGTGCTGACTTTTTTCTTAGTCAGGGTCAGATAAGATTAGGAGACAGCGATTTTGGTGGCACCATTAACCTCCAAAGGAGCAACTCTTCTGTCAATGTCCTTAATGCAGAGGTTCAGGTTGATACCGAAGTTGTCGACATCAACACCCATGAGATGTTGTTAGAGCTCGAGAGTAATCCTGGTGGTGGAGCGGGTGTAGGAAGTTTTATAATATCCCAGACCGAAGAGGGAAACACCGACCCTCGACCTCGGCTTGTAATGCAAAAATTAGACCCAGCACCTGCCGTCTCTGGTGTAAATGCTCTAGGGGGAGTTTTCTTTCAGGGTTACAATACGATCAATGGCGACATAAATGAGCAGAAAACCTACGTCCAGGTAAGGGGGTTTGCAGATGATACAACTACCACCAAAGAAGATGGGAGGTTCGAAGTCCGAGTTGCGGACTCTGGGGTTCAAAGCGAAGGTGCTTTATCAGTCAATGCAAGGACAGATCAGTATGACGATCTCACAGCTATAAAGATTTACGGGAACACGTTAAGATCCCTTATGACCCCAACTCTTCTAGGCCCCTGGACGCATGTTGATGAACCAGTAAATTCAAACGATTCAGAAATGGTGCAGACATTCCTGGGGAGCTCGTTGGGTACTAATGACACAGGTCACATGGGCGAGATGAGGGTGATTAGAGACTGCTATGTAACTGGAGTGTCATACAACGTTGATGTCAGCACATTTGGGACTGGAAGTACAAACATAAATTTCTTTGTGTACAAAAACGGATCTAGTGCAGGCTCCTTTGGGGTTTTTACCGATGCAACAACGGATTACAGCGGCGGCAACAACGTCAACGGAACCCATACTGTAAATAGCCCTGGAACTTCTGGGTCGATTTCTTTTAGTGCTGGAGACAGCCTTGGGCTTTACGTTCAATATGTCAACGATTATGGCACCACCACTACGTACCGAGACCTTGTTGCCTTCCTAGAAATTAGTTATGCGTAAGTGATTATATTTGCCTTATGGCAAAGACGATAAAAGACAAGCTCAAAAGGTATGGGCTCTCTGGGCTCAACAAGCCCAAGAGATCCCCTAAGGGTAAGAAGTCTCACGTCGTAGCCGTACGTGACGGGGGCAAGATTAAGATCATAAGATTCGGGGAGAGAGGTGCGAAAACAGCAGGCAAGCCCAAAGCTGGGGAATCTGCACGCATGAAGGCCAAGCGTAAGAGCTTCAAGGCGCGTCACAGAAAGAACATCGCGAAAGGAAAGACCAGCGCGGCTTACTGGGCAAACAAGGTGAAGTGGTGAAGGTTCTCAAAAAGAAGATATCGGTAGACCCGCCTAAGGGCTATCACTGGATGGAGGAGCGTGGAAGGTACTTTCTCATGAAGGGAGATTACAAACCTCATGCTGGGGCTGTAGCAAAAGCCCAGTTTAAACTCGTTACACATGGCAAGTAAGAAGAAGTTTCCAGATCTGAACGGCGACGGAAAGGTTACGTTCGCAGATGTACTCAAGGGTAGGCTCAAGAAGAAGCGGAAGAAGCAAGAGGCAGGTGGTATTGTCGACATGGGCAAGGGGGGCAGGACCAAGAAGAAGTCTAAGAGCCGAGTCAACGAGGCTGGCAACTACACCAAGCCTGGTATGCGTAAGCGTTTGTTCAACAGAATCAAGGCTGGCAGCAAGGGCGGCAGACCTGGACAGTGGTCTGCACGCAAAGCCCAGATGCTTGCCTCTGCCTACAAGAAGGCAGGAGGTGGATACAGGGACTGATGCCTAGGCTACGGAAGTCACAGAGGTCCCTGAAGAACTGGGGTGCGCAGAAGTGGATGACTTCTGGCACGCACTCCAACAAGAAGCGCGGAAGCTCCAAAGAAGTAAAGTCCAAGGGAAAGAAGCGGTACCTACCCAAGGCCGCATGGGACGCCCTGTCCTCTTCCGAAAAGGCTGCTACAAACAGAGCCAAGGCCAAAGGTCGGAAGCAATTTGTAAAGCAGCCTAAGGGTATAGCCAAGAAAACTGCGCGTTACAGATAATTGTTATATTTGCAGAAACTAAAACACAAATGGCTACTACTACCGCAACTGTAACTATCAGCAGCGCCGACCTGACAGGTGACGCATTGTCGTTGAGCACTACAGCTACACTCACTAAGGCTCAGAGCGCCAACACGGGTCTTGAGCAAACCACGGGTGTCGCTCGTAAGTACTATTCAACGGCTCAAACCGCTACGGTTTTGCTTGACGCAACAGACTATGCTACTGGAACTCAGGCAACTAAAGTCTACGTAAAGAATCTGTCCAGCACTAAGTCCGAGACAGTAACCCTTCAAATCAACGATGCCTCGAACACTATCGAGTTGGGCAAGTTGTACGGCGGTGACTGGGCTTTCTTCCCTTGGGACGGAGTCAACGATATCGAGATCGATACGTCTGCTACTGCAATGACTATTGAGTATCTCGCAATCTACGAATAATGGCCAGCGTAAACGTCTCTCTGCGAATCAGCAGCAATGACGTTCTTACAGCACCGTTTACGATATCGGTAGATTCCTCTATGTCTGCGGACTCTGGGTCTATCATTAAAGCTAAGCTTAAGAGCACCACTGCTGAAGCGTCTGCCTTGACAGTTTACAAGGCTGACGACAAGCTCACGTCTGCGTACCTGTACGTAAAGAACATGAGCATCGAAAGCGAAAAGTATGTGTACGTGTATAATGATTCTGACAACGACGATCTCGTAGCCAAGATCGGAGGTCAGGAGTTTGCGTTTATACCCGTAGCCGTAAACAAAACATTCAAGGCTTACTACTCTGGCGGAAACACAGGTCTCCAGCCTATGGTAGAATATGCTGTCTTCGGATTGGATAACTCAGATAACACTCTCGGATAATGGCACACCCATCACAATCAATACCTAAAAACTTTGCGTTCGTTGACGGAGCGGTGACTGTAAATGCGGATATCTTTGCGGTACACGTCCTCGTTGCGGCTGATGCCAACATGACCGTTCGTGCGGCAGGAATTTTTGAGCAGATCGGAGTCAATGCTGGCAACGGAACGCACATTGGCGAAGACGGAGAGACGCTCGGCGCATCGCACTCGGCGGGCTTTTATGAAAGGTTGAGCACTGTAGACACCACCCTCCCGTGCGTTGCTGGAAACATCATTTATGGTGACTTCAAAAGGGTGACGGGCACAGCGGGTGATAAGTTCATCTGCTACCTCAAGTAATACAATATCAAAATTTAAATACAATGGAAGAAAACAACACTCCCACGCCTCAAGTTTTTGATAACCCGCAGGATCTTGCTGCCGCTATGAACGCGGAGGCAAGTTCTGCTCCAGAGTCTGCACCAGAGTCAAGCCCAGAACCAGTACAGGAGTCGGCTCCTCAGGAAGCCGCACCACAGGTTTCTGAGCAGACTACAGAGCAGCCTTCGGAGTCTACCCCCTACGTCGATCCAGAAGCTTCTCCAGAGCCACAGACAAGCGCTCCAGAGCAGCCACAGTACGATGCCGTGGTGGAGGAAAGATCTCCTCAGCCGCAGCAGGAGCAGGGTATGGACCCTAGAGAGCTTGATGCTCAGGTGTTAAACTATATGAGCCAAAGGCTCGGTAGAGAAATAAACTCTTTCGATGATTTCGGTAGACCCCAGATTGACGAGGGTGTCGACGCCATCAACCGCTTCGTCCAAGAGACAGGACGTTCGCCACAAGATTGGTTTAGATATCAGTCGCTCAATCCAGAGTCTATGGATGACATCACTGCAGTGAAGGTCGCAGCGGCGGCAGGCTACAACAGCCTGACCCCGCAAGAGATCGATCTGCTGGTAAGAGACAGTTATAAACTAGATGCTGAGAAGCACGGAGAAGAGACTGCAAGACTTGCAGCACTTCGCTTGAAAGTAGATGCGGAACAGGCACGCGCAGAGATCCAGGAGATTCGGAATCAATACGCAGCCCCTATCGCAAACGAATCGAGCCAAGAACCTCTGTTCGATCAGCAGTGGATCAATAACATGGCTAACGAGTTTAATGCCGTCGACGGGTTGGAGTTTGACCTTGGCGACGGAGAGAACTTTACGTTCGGCCTGAATGATCAATATCGCCGATCCATGATGGAAAGAGGTGCTAGACTTGACGAGTATTTCGATCCTTTCTTCAGAGAGGACGGAAGCTTCGACTACGACGGCTTGGCTACACAGATGGCTGTGCTCGACAACATCGACACCATTGTGCGCGCTGCGTACAACAAGGGTCGTGGCGACGGGCAACGCGGTC